TGGTTTTCTGCCAGAGTTGATGGAGAAGATCTATAAGGATCGTACCATCTATAAGAAGAAGATGCTTCAAGCAAAGCAGGAGTATGAAAAGAATCCATCAAATGCTCTTACTAAGGAGATTGCCAGATGTAATAATATACAGATGGCACGTAAGATTCAACTTAACTCTGCTTATGGTGCTATTGGTAATCAATACTTTAGATATTATAAATTAGCAAATGCGGAGGCTATTACTCTGTCAGGGCAGGTATCTATTCGATGGATTGAGAATAGGATGAATGCTCATATCAATAAGATTTTAAAAACTGAAGGAGAGGATTATGTTATTGCTTCTGATACCGATTCCATTTATCTTAACTTGGGTCCTCTGGTCGAGGCTGTATACAAGGGGAGAGAGAAAACTAATGAGGGCGTTGTCACGTTCCTTAATAAGATCTGTGAAATGGAATTTGAGCCTTATATTGAGAGTGCTTATGAAAAACTGGCATCCTACGTAAATGCTTATGAGCAGAAGATGGTCATGGCAAGAGAGAACATTGCTGACCGTGGTATATGGACTGCCAAGAAAAGATACATCTTAAATGTATGGGATAGTGAAGGTGTTCGATATGAAGAACCTAAGTTGAAGATGATGGGTATTGAGGCAGTTAAGTCTTCTACACCTGCACCTTGTCGTAGTATGATTAAGGATGCTCTTAAACTTATTATGAGTGGAACTGAAGATGATGTGATTGATTTTATTGATAAGTGTCGTAAGGATTTTAAAGCACTTCCACCCGAAGATATTGCTTTTCCACGGACAGCAAATAATTTGCAAAAGTATAAGGCATATTCTACAATATATGCAAAAGGAACTCCTATACATATACGGGGTGCATTATTATTCAACCATTATGTTAAACAGAAAAAGTTGACTAATAAATATTCACTCATCGGTAATGGAGAGAAGGTCAAGTTTCTCTATCTTAAGAAACCGAATATCATTCAGGAAAATATTGTATCATTTATTCAAGATTTTCCTAAAGAACTTGGTCTTGACAAATATATTGATTATGACTTACAATTTGAGAAGAGTTTTGTGGAACCACTTAAAGCTATTCTTGATGCGATTGGCTGGAATGTAGAAAAAACTGTAACTCTGGAGGAATTTTTCACCTAATGGATTTACCTATTAACGACAAAGATTTAGCAACAATAGTTAGTGCACTTGCATTGGGTGGGGATGCTAGATTGTATCATCTATTAAAGGAGGTTAAAGAAGTTCGAGAAAAAAATCCAGATGGACCTTATAAGAAAATTTTACGTGAAGAAAGGGGAATGGTGATTTAATGATTTTTGAAAAAGTTAGTCTTGTTACTGGTGGGTTTGATCCTATTCATACAGGACATCTTCGTTATTTTGAAAGAGCTAAAGACTATTCAGGATATCTTGTTGTAGGATTAAATGGTGATCCTTGGCTTACAAGAAAGAAGGGTCAGTACTTTCAGTGTTGGACTGAGAGGGCAGATATACTCCGTCATTTGGATATGGTAGATGCTGTTATTTCATGGGAAGATAATGATGATAGTGCGTGTGGTGCTATTGCTAAGTGTCTAGAGATTGCTGATAAGGTGATTTTCTGTAATGGTGGAGATAGGGGTAAGGAGAATACTCCAGAAGTTATGGGGTATGGTGAGAACCATAGAGTGGATTTTCAATATGGTGTTGGTGGAACTGATAAGTTAAATAGCAGTTCTTGGATACTGCATAATTATTTTAATCGACAACGTAAATTATTAGGTATTTGATATGGATTTTTTAAAAGACATTGTAAAGGAAATTGGAGATGACTACACCCAACTCGCATCCGATATATCTGAAAGTGAACGATATATTGATACGGGTTCGTTGGTTTTTAACGGACTCGTATCAGGTAGCATCTTTGGTGGGGTATCTGCTAACAAGATCACTGCAATTGCTGGAGAGAGCAGTACTGGAAAGACTTTTTTCTCTCTCGCCGTTGTTAAGAACTTTCTTGATAATAATCCCGATGCTTATACACTCTATTTCGATACTGAGAGTAGTATTACTAGGGCACTTTTAGAAAGTCGTGGCATTGATATGAAACGATTTGTGGTTATTAATGTAGTTACAATTGAAGAGTTTAGGTCGAAGGCATTAAAGGCAGTTGATAAATATTTACAAATGTCTGAAGAGGATCGCAAACCTTGTATGTTTGTGTTAGACTCTTTGGGAATGCTTTCCACAGAAAAAGAAATTAGGGATGCACTGGACGATAAACAAGTCCGTGATATGACCAAATCGCAATTGGTTAAAGGTGCATTCAGAATGTTGACTTTGAAGTTGGGTCAAGCAAACATACCCCTTATAGTTACAAATCATACATACGATGTTATCGGTAGTTACATCCCTACTAAAGAAATGGGAGGCGGGTCTGGCCTCAAATATGCCGCGTCTACAATCATTTATCTCAGCAAAAAAAAGGAAAAGGATCAGAAAGAGGTTGTTGGAAACATTATTAAAGCTAAGACACATAAATCAAGACTCTCTAAAGAAAACCAGCAAGTAGAAATACGTTTATATTATGATGAACGTGGTCTTGATCGTTACTATGGTTTATTGGAACTTGGTGAGATTGGAGGTCTGTGGCAGAATAAAGCTGGACGATATGAAATAAATGGTAAGAAAATATATGGTAAAGAAATTCTAAAGAATCCTACAGAATACTTTACTGATGATATAATGGAGAAACTTGATGGCATTGCCAAGCAACAATTCTCTTATGGAACGAATTGAGACTACTATTCTTAGGAATTTAATATTTAATGAGGAGTATTCTCGTAAAGTTATACCTTTTATTCAACCTGCATATTTTGAGCAACGTTCGGAGAAGATAATCTTTGAAGAGATAACTAAGTTTATTGTTAAATACGGTTCTTCAATTACTATTGAAGCATTAAATATTGAGACTGAGAATAGAACTGATCTTACAGAGACTGAAGTAAAAGAAGTAAGAGAGATTAATAATTCTCTGACTGATTCTGTCGTAGAGAATCAATGGTTGATTGATTCTACAGAGAAATGGTGTCGGGATCGTGCTATATATTTGGCACTCATGGAATCTATCGCTCTTGCTGATGGACAAGATGACAAGAAAGGAAGGGATGCTATTCCTAGTATTTTGTCTGATGCTTTGGCTGTGTCTTTCGATAATCATATAGGACACGATTACTTACAAGATTATGAGGAACGTTATGAGTCGTATCACAGAAAAGAGGACCTTATTCCATTTGATCTTGAGTTCTTTAACAAAATTACGAAAGGAGGTTTACCAAATAAAACTCTCAACATTGCTTTGGCTGGCACAGGTGTTGGAAAATCTTTATTCATGTGTCATGTGGCTAGCAGTGTCCTACTCCAGGGAAAAAACGTCCTCTACATTACTCTCGAAATGGCAGAGGAGAAGATTGCGGAAAGGATCGATGCTAATTTACTTAATGTCAACATTCAAGACATAACAGATCTTCCACGTAAGATGTTTGAGAATAAGGTTACTAATCTTTCACAGAAAACACAAGGAACATTAATTATTAAAGAATACCCTACAGCAGCAGCACACAGTGGACATTTTAAATCATTACTTACTGAATTGGCACTTAAGAAGTCTTTCAAGCCTGACATTATATTCATTGACTATCTTAATATTTGTGCTTCTTCTAGACATAAGGCAAACAGTTCCATCAATTCGTACTCGTACATTAAGTCGATTGCTGAAGAACTTCGTGGTTTGGCTGTGGAAGCAAATCTACCAATTGTTTCTGCTACTCAGACTACTCGCAGTGGCTTTGCTAGTAGTGATGTGGATCTTACCGATACCTCTGAATCCTTTGGTCTTCCTGCCACTGCTGATCTTATGTTCGCTCTCATTTCAACAGAAGAGTTAGAAGCATTAAATCAGATTATGGTAAAGCAATTGAAAAATAGATATAATGATCCTACTATATTCAAGAGATTTGTTGTGGGAATTGATCGTGCCAAGATGAGATTATATGACGTAGAGCAAAAGGCACAAGAGGATATAGTTGACAGTGGACAAGAAGGGGGTTATAATATCGAAGAGAAGAAACCAAAAAAATCATTTGCTGAGTTTAAGTTTTAGATATGAAAAATCACGTTGACTTTGGTGCATATGAAAAGTTTGTAGATACTGTTACATCAGAAGAATCTACAAGTTTTCTTGCATTATCAGATCGTCTAGTGGAACTGGATGAGAAGGGTGCTAATATAGAAAGACTATTAACTGCTGCTGTTGGTATATCTGCAGAGGGTGGTGAGTTTATGGAGATTGTTAAGAAGATGATCTTCCAAGGTAAACCATATGATAAGAGAAATAAAGAACATCTAATAATTGAACTTGGTGATGTTATGTGGTATGTGGCACAAGCATGTATGGCACTTGGGGTTTCTATGGATGAAGTTGTTGAGACTAATGTAAAGAAACTTGCTAAGAGATATCCCGAAGGAACTTTTGATGAGTTCTTTTCTGAAAATCGTAAAGCTGGTGATAGATGATTGAATCTATATTAGCCAAAGAATTGTACATGGGGTACATCTTTGGCATTATGATATTAGGTGGTTTTATTCGTCAATATCATGTACTCGATGATGTATATTCTTTAATTAAAAGATATGTTAAGGATAATCGTATTATCATTATTCTTACTTCTTTATTTGGGGGTATTCTACCTATCCCAGGGAGGGTTGCTTTATCAGCACCTCTCCTAGATGCTATAGCACCACCTGATAAAAAGAAGAGAAGTGCCTTTGGTATTATAGATTATCTTTCAACACACCATTATTATTGGTGGAGTCCATTAGAAAAGACAGTTGCTCTTCCAATGGCAACTCTTGGAATCAGTTATACCACATACTTGGGGTATACTATAGTTCCTTTAATTATCACACTTGCTTATACTTGGTGGTTCATATTCTCTAAGGTTGATCCTCGGAGTGTTGTTCCTGATATGAGTAACATTAGTGATTTCAATTGGCAACGGGCACTAAGAGGTTGGGCACCATTCATAGCAACGCTATGGTTCTTACTTGCTACAGGCAGTAGTGGAGCAATCTTCTTCTTCCCTTGGTTCGGTGCTATGTGCTGTTACTACAGTCTTCTTTGTAAAGACTGGAACTGGGGTAAGTATCTTGACGGTAGGTTTGCGATCATTGCAACTATCGTTCTTGCTTTAGGTGGGGTAGTTGGAAAACTTCAAGGACCAGTAATGGAATACTTGAAGTCATCAGATTCTTCTATGATTATTCCTGTCTCTATCGTTGCAGCATTTGCAGCATGGTGTATGGGTTCATCTGGTAAGTATGCTGGTATGGCATCTGCTCTAGTAGTAATCTTTGGTCCCCAGTATCTTGTGTGGTTTCTTGCTACAGAATACTCTGGGTATCTCTTATCACCAGCACACAAGTGTTTGATGATTGGACAACAATACTTTGGTACTCCTATCCGAAAGTACTATAAAGTTATAGGTGGTCTTGCCGCTTGGTTAATCGGATATTCATTCTTAACTACTTTTGTTATTTAAATGACTCTTAATTTTTCGGATATAAGTCGAGGTATAGAATTTAAACAATTCTTACGTTATGGTGAAAATCCTCACCAAGAAGCAGTATGGTTTACATTTCCTGAAGAAGGATTAACCAATGCAAAACAATTACAAGGTAAAGAACTAAGTTATAATAATCTTATTGATTTAGAAGCAGCAATATCTACAGTACAAGAGTTTTCAGGTGAACCTGCTTCTGTTGTTATTAAACATACTAATCCTTGTGGAGTGGCTATAGCAGAAACTATTTCTAATGCTCTAGTTAGATCATTGGATGCAGATAGAATCAGTTGCTTTGGTGGAATTATTGCTCTTAATAGAGAAGTGGATGATTTATGTGCGACAGAGATATATAAAAGTTTTTATGAATGTGTAGTTGCACCTAAATTTACTGGACATGCATTAAAGATTCTTTCTGGTAAGAAGAATTTAAGACTACTTCAATTGGATGTGGATAATATGAAACTATCCACTTATAATGTTAGGAGTATTTTGGGAGGAATAGTAGCACAGGAAAGAGATAATAATCCAGTTAATATTGATGATTGGAAGACTGTTACTAAACGTCAACCCACAACACAAGAAGT